CGGCGCGCGGCAGGGTGCGGCGGCGCGGCTGGCGGGCCACGGGAAACAGGTATGAGAATGCCGCTCAGGGTGTGCCTGGGCGGTGCGCAGTTGTTGTGCCTTAAACAATGTCGAGCGGTTTTTGATTGTGTAAGAGGCCGTTTTACATAACGCGGTGCTGGCATTTTCCGCATCGGGCGTGTGTACTTGACGTACTCAAACGTGAACCTGCCATGTCCGCCTTTACCGCCGTCAACCTCTCGCGCCTGCCCGCGCTGGATCTGATCGAGCCGCTGGATTTTGAAACCATCCTTGCCCGGCTCATCGATGCGCTGCGCGCCCGTTATCCGGCGTTTGATGCGGTGCTGGAATCGGACCCGGCCATCAAGCTGGCCGAAGTGGCCGCCTACGCCGAGCTCTTGCTGCGCCAGCGCATCAATGAAGCCGCGAAGTCCGTCATGCTGGCCTATGCCACCGGTACCGCGCTGGATCATATTGCCGCCGGGTACAACGTCGAACGCCAGGTCATTACTCCGGCCAACCCGGCGGCATTCCCGCCCGTGCCCGCCGTGCTGGAACCCGATGACGAACTGCGCCGCCGGGTGCAACTGGCGTTTGAGGGCTTCAGCACCGCAGGGCCCGATGGCTCGTATATTTTCCACGCACTGGGCGCGCATGCCGATGTGCTCGATGCCAGCGTGGCCAGCCCGTCGCCGGGTGAAGTGGTGGTGACGGTCCTTTCCCGCAGCAACGGCGGCACCCCCGCCGCCGATGTCCTGGCCGCCGTTGCTGCGACCCTCAATGCCGACCGCGTGCGCCCGTTGACCGACCATGTGAGCGTGCAGCCTGCCGTGATCGTCCCCTGGGCGCTGGATGCCGATCTCTCGCTGTGGCCCGGCCCCGATGCCGCCGTGGTGGAAGCCGCCGCGCAGGCCAATATCGCCGCGTATCTGGCCGGGCAACAGCGCCTGGGGCGCAGCATCCACCGCTCGGCCTTGTTGGCCGCGTTGCATGTGGAAGGCGTCAGAAGCGTGCTCCTGGCCTCACCGTCAATGGATGTGCTGCTGGATGCCACCCAATGCGGCCATTGCACCAACGTGAACATCAAGGCGGTGGCGCAATGAGCGCGTCCCTGCTGCCGCCCAATGCCAGCGCGCTGGAACGCGCTGCCGCCGATGCCTTCGCGCAGCGCGCCGCTCTGCCCGTGCGCATTGGCGATTTGTGGAATCCGCATGCATGCCCGGCGGAACAATTACCGTGGCTGGCCTGGGCGCGCAGCGTAGACCGCTGGTTTCCGGATTGGACGGAAGCCCAGCGGCGGCAGGCGATCAAGGCCAGTTATGAAGTCCACCGGCATAAAGGCACCCCGGCAGCGGTGAAAGCCGCGCTCAGTGTATTGGGGCATCCGGTGCAGCTCAGCGAGTGGCATCAGGCCAGCCCGCCCGGCGCGCCGTATACCTTCAGCGTGGAAGTGGTACCGGTTGCGGGGCAGGGCGGATTTGCCCTGGATGAAGCGTGGTTTGAGCGCGTCATCAACATTGCCGTTTCCGCCAAAAACACCCGCAGCCACCTCACCACCGTGCGTCTGGTGCTGGACGCGGACAGCCCGGCCCCGGTGTACGTCGGTGCCTGCACCGTCACCTCCCAGACCATCTCCCTGTATCCACCGCAACCCGGCGCGCTGACCACCACCGCACCGTTCAACACCGGCCTCACCCAGATGACCCACCACCTCATTGACCTCTACCCGGAGGCCGCATGAACTATTCCTCCCTGCTGACCATCACCGGCCAGGCCAAGATTGCCGCCGCCCTGCAACCGGGCGGCACGCCGCTCACCATTACCCACATTGCGCTCGGCGATGGCGGCGGAGCGGCGGTGGTGCCTTCGGTCAACCGCGCCGCCTTGATGAACGAAGTCCACCGCCAAACCGTGGATGCGGTCGAACCCGATCCCGCTGACCCCACCCAGGTCCGCATCCAGTCCGCCATCCCGCCCACCGTGGGCGGGTTCTGGATTCGTGAAATCGGCCTGTATGACGTGGATGGCGACCTGGTGGTCTACGGCAATTTCCCCGAGACCGCCAAACCGGTGCTCGCCTCGGGCGGCGGCAGCGAGCTCATCATCCGCACCCATTTTGCCGTGGCTTCAACGGATGCGGTGACGATCCTGATCGACCCCAGCATTGTCAACGCGACCCAGACCTGGGTGAACCAGCAACTGACCTGGCCCAACATTGCGGCCAAACCCGCCACCTTCCCGCCCACCGCGCACACCCACCACGCCGATGACATCAATGACGGGGTGCTGGCCAAGGAGCGGATTCCGAAACTGCCGGTCAGCAAAATCACCGGACTGCAAGTGGCACTCAATGGCAAGGCCGCAGCGAACCACGCCCACACCAGCGCCGAGATCATCGAAGTGAATCGCGCCCGGCGTTTTTATTTCAACCAGCTTTAGGAGAACACCATGACGGCCATCTCGGGCAACACCGATCTCCCGCATAACCAAAACACGCTTCTGTACAACGCCCCTGAGGGCAAGTGCGCCACGGTCACGGTCAACTTGTGCAATCGCACGGATGAAGTTCGTAATGTCGGTATCTTAATTGTCAAGGACACGCACACATTTGCTGATTTTATCGAATACCAGACGCCCATTCCCCCCAAAGGCGTCCTCGAACGCACCGGGATTGTCCTGACCGAAGGGGAATGGTTATTGGCCGTCTGTAACAACAATACAGGCGTTAGTGCGCGGTTTCATGGCTTTGAGGAGGACGTGTAATGGGCCGTTATCTCAGCCAGGCCCCACGGGTCAAAAAACAGCAGGTGTTTACCGTCTCGGGCACCTTTACCCCTTCGCCCGGACTGCTCGCGGCGGGTGGGGTGGTGGAGGTGCGTTGTGTGGGGGGAGGCGGCGGCGGGGCGATTGGTCACATGGGCCCAGGCGAAAAAACTGTCTTTTCAAACAGCGGCGGTGGCGGCTCTGGCGCGGACATCACCCGCATTGTCACCATCACCGGCCCGGTGACGGTGCTGGTCGGGGCGGGAGGCACCGGTGGCGCATGGACCGGTCCACCGCGGACACGTCATGAACCGACCGATGGCGGCACCACCTCATTTGGCAATCTGGTCGTAGCGCCCGGCGGCAAATCAGGCGGCAAGGGCATCAACAATGCGTCCGCATTTGGTGGGGGCGCAGGTGGACCAGGCGGCTTTCACGGTGAGCACTACATGTACGAATACAACACCACAAAGGTCGGCGGCAATGGTGGCGGTCCTGGAGGCGGGTTGGCCGGACGCTCCAATATGGGTCCCGTGCATCAAACCTTCATGAATGGACTGCCCAACAGCGGCGGTGGCGGCGGGGGTGGTGGGTCAGGCACCGAACAAGACGATGGATATCTCAACGTATCCAGTGGTCACGGCGGCTCCGGCATCTGCATTGTCAAATGGGAAGAATGAACATGAATACCTTTGCACTGCTTGAAGACGGCATCGTCACCAACCTGATTGACACCGGCCCGGCGGGCTGGCCCGATGGCATTGACATTACCGACCTGAAACCCCGCCCCGGCATTGGCTGGACGTATGACAAGGATGTCGGGTTTACAGCGCCCGCATTGCCCGAACCCGAACCCGCGCCGGAACCCGTCCCGAACAAGATCATCACCAACTACGCCTTTGACATGCGTTTTACCATTGAGGAACGCATTGCCATCGAGATGGCGTGCATGGATGATCCCGGTGCCCCGATGGAACAACGCGCGATGGCCGCTGCATTGCGCGTCTCGCAGGAGCGCGCCAAAAAAGCCCAGTTCACCGATCTGGATAACCCCGTCGTGCGCGCCAGCGTTGAGGAGATGGAAACCATTGGCCTGCTGGCCGAAGGCCGCGCGGCGGAGATACTCGATGCGTCGGTACAGGATGAAGAGCGGCCATGAAGCGGGTACGGCGCTATCTCTGGAACCTCCTGATTTCCGTCGATCAGCTCATCAACACACTGTTCGGCGGCGACCCGGACGAAACCGTCTCAAGCAGGCTCGGCAAACAAACCGACACCTGCCGCTTATGCCGCTGGTTCTGCAAATTGCTCGGCAAACTCGACCCCGATCACTGCCAAAAATCCATCGAACCTGATCGCGGCAAACCGTGGAAAGGGGGATGACGCCATGCCCGGCCTGTACGAAACCCGCCGCCGCCTGTCCAACCTGGTGCGCCTTGGCACCGTGCTGGCGGTCGATCACGCCCGCGCCCGCTGCCGGGTGCAGACCGACGGCAATCAAACTGACTGGCTGCCGTGGATGGTCCCGCGCGTGGGCCAGACCATTGAATGGAGCGCACCGGTCATCGGCGAGCAGGTCATCATCCTCAGCCCCGAGGGTGTGCTGACCGGAGCCGTGGTATTGCGCGGGCTGTACTGCGAAGCCTTCCCGCCGCCGGCCAGCGCGGCCAACCTCCACCTCACCATCTACCCGGATGGCGCACGGGTGCAATACGACCACGCCAGCCACGCCCTGACCGCCCTTCTGCCCGCTGGCGGCACCGCCACCTTGACCGCCTCTGGCGGCATCACCCTCAATGGCCCGCTCACGGTCAACGGCCAGACCGTCATCAACGGCCAGACCGCGATCAATGGCAATACCGCCATTGACGGCAATCTCAACGTCAGCCAGGCCATCACCGCCCAGGCCATTGATGCCCCGCAGATCACCAGCGGCAGTGTGAGCCTGCAAGCGCACATCCATACCGGTGTCCAGAGCGGCCCGGACAGCAGCGGCCCGCCCCTGTAACCGGGGCAAAACTTCATTGTGTAAAACCCCGTTTTACACAATGAACTGCTGGCCTTTTGCCGCCCCCCCGGTTTTACTGAACCCGCACAAGCGAACGCCCCGGTTGCGACAACAACCGAGGCGCTCTTCATTCACCCCTTATCAGACCTAAGGAGCAATGCGTGACCGATTTTATCCTGAAAACCTGTGTGCAGTTGATTGCATTTTTGGCAAAAGACATGAACGAACAAGACAAATCTCGATTGATTCAAACCGTAACCGGAACGCTCCGGTTTGGTGTGATCGGTTTGACCCTGGCCGCGCTGATTTACGCCGTGCGCTGGTGGTAGCCAGCACACAAGCGAACGCCCCGGCTGAGCCAACAGCCGAGGCGTTCTTCACTCACCCCTTGGAATCATCAAGGAGCTGCGCATGCATAAGCATACGCCAAAACAACAACCACATCTGATCGTGACTGGAAAAATGAACGAAGAGCAGGCCGGACAAGTGGGCCTGAAACTGGCAAATGCTGCTTTGATTCGTGCCATCGCCGGGGTTTGTACAGGACTCGCAGCGTTGATGGTCTCGCTGTATTTCTGGTTTCGATAAAACATATTTAGGGGAATGACCATGTGGGGAATCCACATCACCGGGACACTGAGTGAACAAGATGCCGGGCGAGTACGGCAACGGCAAGCCGATGCCGTATGGCTGGCCGTCAAGTACACCGGACTGGCCGGGCTGGTACTGGCGGCAGGCAAAGTGCTGCACTGGCTGCGCTGGTGGTAGCCAGCACATAAACGAACGCCCCAACCGCTGGTCACGGCTGAGGCGTTCTGGATTCACCCCTTGAAAAGGCAAGGAGTAACCGTTGACAAAGTATATCGGTATCTTTCGGGAAATACGCATCATGACCACACAACTGTCCACAGGCCGCTTTGCGGCGCTCTGGCTGATCGGGTTGATTGCGGCCAGTGCCTGGCTGTGCATTGGTCTCTCGTCGTTGATTACTGCAATACGTGGGTAATGGCATGAACGCACACAACAAATCCCCATTCCTGCGCGGCTGCATCGGCGTGGCGATTGTGGTACTGGCGTTAACGCCTGCCCTGTATTTCATTTTGCGGTACGCCTGACATGCACGGCATGCACGCCACCACCGGAGCGCCGTTGTCGGGTACCGAGCACCTGGTGCAATCGGTGGCCGACATCCTGACCACCCCTATCGGCACCCGGATCATGCGCCGTGATTACGGCTCGCAGTTGCCGGCCTTGATCGACCAGCCGCACAACGGTGCCAGCCTGGTGCGCATGTATGGCGCGATCGCCACCGCATTGCAGCGCTGGGAGCCGCGCCTGACCCTCACCCGCATGGCGCTCACGCCCGATTCCGCACCTGGCCGCGCCACCCTGGAACTGACCGCCCGCATCCGCCACGCCGCCCCCGGCAACACCCATCTGACCATCCCCCTGTTGTTCCACCCCTGACCCCACGAGGCTCCCATGACCACCCAATTCCATCACGGCGTCCGCGTCATTGAAATCAACGACGGCACCCGCACCATCCGCACCGTTTCGACGGCCATTATCGGCATCGTCTGCACCGCCCCCGATGCCGATGCCAGCGCTTTCCCGCTGAACCGCCCGGTGCTGTTCACCCGGCTCAATGATGCCATGGGCAAGGCGGGCAAGACCGGCACCCTGTTGCCCACCTTGCGCGCCATTGCCGACCAGGCCGACCCGCTCACCGTCATTGTTCGTGTCGCCCAGGGCAGTGATGATGCTGAAACCACCAGCAACGTGATTGGCGGTGCCGATGGCGGCAGCTACACCGGCCTTCATGCCCTGCTTTCGGCGGAAGCCGTACTCGGCGTCAAACCGCGCATCCTCGCCGCGCCCGGCCTTGATACCGAACCCGTCGCCAAGGCCCTGGCCGTGGTCGCGCAGAAACTGCGCGCGATGGCCTATGTCAGCGCCGGAACCAGCATCAACAAGGAAGAAGCCGCCCTGTACCGGGATGAATTTGGTGCGCGTGAACTGATGCTGATCTGGCCCGACTTCACCGCCTGGGACACCACCACCAACAGCGAGCGACCGGCCTTTGCCACCGCCCGCGCCGTGGGCCTGCGCGCCAAGATTGACCAGACCATCGGCTGGCATAAAACCCTCTCGAATGTCGCCGTCGGCGGTGTGACCGGCCTCACCCGCGATATCTATTGGGATTTGCAAAACCCCGCCACCGATGCCGGGTATCTCAACAGCCATAACGTCACCACCCTCATCCGCGCCAACGGCTACCGCTTCTGGGGCAACCGCACCTGTTCGGATGACCCGCTGTTCGCGTTTGAATCGGCCACCCGCACCGCGCAAATCCTGGCCGACAGCATTGCCGATGCCATGCTCTGGGCGGTGGACAAACCGCTTCACCCCTCCCTGGTGCGCGACATCATCGAATCGATCAATGCCAAATTCCGGGAACTCAAATCACTGGGCTGCATCATCGATGCCAACGCCTGGTATGACGATGAAATCAACACCAAAGACACCCTCAAGGACGGGAAACTCTACATCGACTACGACTACACCCCGGTCCCGTCGCTGGAAAACCTCACCCTGCGCCAGCGCATTACCGACCGCTACTTCCAAGACTTCGCCGCCGCCGTCAACGCATAAGGAACCCACCTCATGGCCCTCCCCCGCAAACTGAAAAACCTCAACCTGTTCAACGATGGCAATACCTATATTGGCCAGGTCGTTGAACTTACCCCGCCCACGCTCACCCGCTCGATGGAAGATTATCGCGGCGGCGGCATGTCCGGCCCTGTAAAAATCGACAACGGCCAGGAGGCCATCGAATTTGAATGGAAATGCGGTGGCCTCATGCGCGGCGTGCTGCACCAATACGCCGCCACCCGCCATGACGCGGTGATGCTGCGCTTTGCCGGTGCCTACCAGACCGACGAGACCGGCGCTGTGGATGCCGTCGAGATTGTCGTGCGCGGGCGTCACAGCGAGATCGGCTTTGGCACCGCCAAGGCCGGGGACGATACCGAGTTTACGGTCAAGACCCAGTGCAGCTATTACAAGCTGACCATCAACGGGGCCACCGTGATCGAGATTGACCTGGTGAACATGATCGAAATCATCAACGGCAACGACCGCATGGCTGCCGTGAAGCGCGCCATCGGGATGTAAGCGCCCCATAAGCGAACGCCCCGGCCGCTGCTAACGGCTGAGGCGTTCTGTATCCACCCCTTGTACACCCCAAGGAACAGACATTGAAAAAGTATACCCCCGGCATTTTCAAAATGGACAATTTCCATATTGAACTGAGCGGCGAACTGTCCCCGTTTCTGCGTGGCTGCATCGGCATTGCCATCGTGCTGTTTGCTGCTGGCGCGTGCATGTGGTTCGCACCTTCCTCCATCCGCGCTGTCGGTCATGCGCTGGTCGATGTCATCACCGCCTGGCGCGGATAACCCCATTTCCCTTTTCCCCCACCGAGACAACCCCATGAGCAAACAAACCCTTCCCGCGCCCGGCCCCACCGTCACCCTGGACGAACCCATCACCCGCGGCGATGAGACCATCACCGCGCTCACCCTGCGCAAACCCAGCGCGGGCGAACTGCGCGGGGTGTCCTTGCTGGAACTGGCACAACTGGACGTAGGTGCCCTGCACAAGGTCTTGCCGCGCATCACCACGCCGACCCTGACCGAACATGACATCAGCCGCTTATGCCCGGCGGACCTGCTCGCCATCGGTGCGGAAATCGCCGGTTTTTTCGCGCGCAAGGATGCGCCCTACCAGGCTGCGTAGAAGACGCCATGGCCGATATTGCCGTGATTTTCCACTGGCCCCCGTCCGAGATGGAACACTGGACGCTGGATGAACTCATGCTTTGGCGCGAGCGCGCCCGAGTGCGCGGCGGGGGGGAGTGATGGTAATGTGGGCGCATGCTCGAAAATCTCATCATTGCAGGCATCATCCTGTTCGCGGCGATGATGGTCATCGGCCTGATTTCATGGATGTGGAGTCTGGCCGGCGGGATCAACCGTGTGCTGTATCCACGCGATACGGTTGCCGACCTGCGCAAGGCGCTGGAAGGGGCCGAAATCAGGATTGTGCAGGACGAAACCCAAGTGTCCGACGGCTCCGACAGTTCCGATTACAAGGATTACCTGCGCTGGCGGCGCGCCAGACGCCAGATGCTCCATCGGGAGATGGAGGAGGAAATGAACACCTCGCACGCTCCGCTGGAACAGCTGCTCCGCCCATCCGGTGCTGCGGGGAAGGCATTGCGTGCTGCCGAAATCGCGAACATCCGGGCCAGGCGGGACGAACTCGCCCGGCAACGGGATATCCTGCGTGCTCTGGATGCACAGATGAATCCCCCTTCGCCGCTGGCGACATTGAGCCAGCGCGAACGCGAAATAGCCCGCAAGGGGAATTGATCGGTACAAACGGGGTGGCGCATGACTGACCTGCGCCTGCAAATTTTCTTCGGTGCCATCGACAAGGTCAGCGCACCGTTCAAGCGGATTCTGGACAGCAGCAAGCATACCGCCCAAGGTCTGGCCCGCCTGCAACGTCAGGCGGGAGAGATCAGCAAATTTCGGGAACTGGGCACGGCCAGCCGCCAACTGGACGGGCAACTGGCCGCCGCCCGCCAGCGCGTGAGTACCCTGGCGAAAGCCCTGCACTCCACGCAGACGCCCACCCGCGCCCTGCGCGGCGAGTTCAACCGTGCGGTACAGACTGCGCGCACGTTGGGCCGCACCCATGAGACGCAGCGTGAACGCCTGCACCGGCTGCGCCAGTCGCTCGCGGCTGCGGGCATCCAGACCGGTCAATTGGGCGCGCATGAACGCCGCCTGCGCGGCGAGATTGAGCGCGCCACTGCCGCGCTGGACCGCCAGACCCGTGCCCAGGAGCGATTGACTGCCGCGCGGGAACGTGCAGGGCGCATCAAGCAGCGTGCCCAATCCATGCACGAAAGCGGCAGCCGTCTGGCACAGACCGGCCTGGGCGCGTACCACGGTGGCCGCCGCGTCCTGGGTGGCATCGCCAGCAGCATCATGCCCGGTTTTGAATTTGACTCCACCATGTCCGAAGTGCAAGCCCTGGCCCGGCTGGACAAGGACAGCGACGATCTCAAGCGCCTGCGCGCCGATGCCCGCGAAAAGGGCGCAAGCACGCTGTTTTCATCGGTGGAAGTCGCCCAGGGGCAGGCGTTTCTGGCCCGCGCCGGGTTTGACCCGGATGCCATCCTGGCCTCAACGCAGGCGATGCTGGATATCGCCCTGGCGGGCAAGCTGGACCTGGCCGATGCGGCGGACATTACCACCAACATCAGTACCGCGTTCGGGATTGATTCCAAAGATACCGCTGCGATGGCGCAGTTTGCCGACCAGCTTGTGACCGGCTTCACCACCGCCAATGTCACCCTGGAAGACCTGGGCGAGACGATGAAATACTTTGCGCCCATCGCCAAGGCGGGCGGCGTGGATACCGCGACCAGCATTGCGATGGCGGGCATGCTGGGCAATGTCGGGATTCAGGGCAGCATGGCCGGGACCACCCTGCGCGAGATGACCTCACGCATGGCCTCGTTGCCTGCACCCGCGCGCAGGGCGCTGGACGATCTGGGTGTGAAGACCAAGGATGAGGACGGCAGGATGCGCAATATTGTGGAGGTCATCGCCGAGATCGATGCCGCGTTCCAGCAGCGCGGCACCCAGAACGGCGACAAGCTGGCCTACCTCAATGACATTTTCGGCAAACGCGCCATGACCGGGATGTCGGACATGGTGGAAAAAATGGGCGATGGCAGCTTCCAGCAATATGCCCAGGTGGTCAGGAACAGCGATGGCAACGCGCGCAAGGTCGCCGCGATCATGGCCGACAACCTCAAGGGCGATCTGGATCAACTGCTGTCCGCTGCACGGGATGTAGGTACGGAACTGTACGATGCGATGCTGCCCGCATTGCGGGATTTGAGCCAGGCCATCACCGGTGTCATCCGCAACGTCGGCGCGTGGCTCAAGGACAATCCGATGCTGGCGAAAACCATCGGCTTTGTGGCCGCGAGTGCGGCGGCGCTGGCGACGGTGTTCGGCGCGCTGGCGATGGGTGGCGGGATTGCGGTGATGATGTTTTCCCACGCCTACAAGGCCGTGGCCCTGCTGGCCAACTCGGGCGTCCTCACCCTGCTCAAGTCCGGGCTGATGCTGGTCGGCAAGGCCGTGCTGTGGCTGGGCCGGGCGCTGATGATGAACCCCATTGGCCTTGCCATCACCGCGATTGCCGTGGCCGCGTACTTCATCTACAAATACTGGGAGCCGATCAAGGGCTTTTTTGCCGGGTTGTGGGCGGGCATCGTGCACGCCTTCGCCTGGGCGGTAGCGTTCATCAAGACCAAACTGTCCTGGACCCCGCTGGGGATGATCTTGAACCACTGGGAGCCGATCAAGGCGTTTCTGGCCGCATTGTGGGACGGGATACTCGATGGCCTGCGCAGCGCCTGGGATTTGATTGTCGGCGTGCTCAAGGGCGCGTGGGACGTGATTGCGGGCATTTTTACCGGCGATGGCGGGCGCATCATGGACGGCCTTGGCGGCATCTGGGACAGCATCCAGACCTTCATGTCCGGCTGGCCGGCCAAGATGCTGCAATTCGGCGTGGACATGCTTCAGGGCCTTGTCAACGGCATCAAGAACATGGCCGGGGCCGTGGGCAACGCCATCACCGGTACCGTCAGCGGCGCGGTGGACAAATTCAAAGCCTTCCTCGGCATCCGCAGCCCCTCACGCCTGTTTGCCGGGCTGGGCGACTTCACCATGCAGGGGTACGCGGGCGGCCTCGTGCGCACCCGGGACGAGCCCGTACAGGCCGTCCTGGACATGGGCCAGCGCCTGCGCAAGACCGCCGCCGGGATCACCCTGGGCGTGGCCGGCGTGGCCGCGCCGGTGATGGCGGGCAGC